GATTTGTAATTCAAACTTTTTGCTGCGAAAGTTATTTAAGTGTTTTAAGAATTGCAACCTAGACTTCATCATTATCCTCTGCTACTTTATTATAAGTAGTCCCAGTCAGTATGGATTTCGTCGGTCTTTGAATTGTCATTCTCCTAGAACTAGAAATAAATGTGGTATACTCTTCCCACGACCTTATGTTGAAAAAGTTATCTATTTTTAATTCATAAGCGTCATCTAGATTCAAGGGAGAAAATACCTTGTCAACTCCAAACCAGCGAGCAGACCATCTATCGGAGGGATTTAGATTAATGTTTTGCTCTGGTGTCGTACCTGGAACTCTAATCCCTGTTCCTGTTCTTATTACACGACGGAACTCAAGCCAATCATTTTTATCAAAAGTGAATGATGTAAAGTACCCATCTTTGACATTCATTCCGTGCGAGGAAACAAAGAAATTCTTTTCACTTACGATGCTTTTCCTGTGTCCTCTCAACAACGTTGGGTCAAAATAGGACTGAGGGAACGACACATAATATTTTGAGGGTGTTGCCCACTTAGTCAAATTACTTGTAAGCTTGAAAGCAGTCAGTGCACCGTGTATGACAGACCATGACAGGCAGTCTATTTTATCTCTATGCTTCAGAGGAACAGGTACGTAGAAAATAGGTATTCTTCTGCGAGATTCGTAAGCATTAGGTGATAGATTTCTATTGTTCCAAACAGGATCCCATGCCCAGTCGCCTATTTTCTTCCTGATTATAGGGGCTAGATCATCGTTTGCAACGATCCAAATAGATTTGCAACCTGCCCATGCACACTCCACGACAGACGCCTCTATGAGGCTGTATCCGCTTGCTATGGGCATCAAGCAATCAGGCCACGGTTGATTGAAATCATAGTCTTCGTGTCCAGCTACTGGTATCAATCCAACCAAGTTTTTTCTTTCGACATGAGTTTCTTCCACATTGTCCACGGCTTCTCCTTTTTTTGCTCGAGATTCCATGCTTGCTCAAAAGTCATCTTCTGGTTCAGCTCTGGTAGTACGAATCTCTTTTCAAAATCAAATTTAACTTTTTTATAGTATCTCTTATCTCCACGTTGCCATGAAAACTCACCTTTTATGTCATTTTTCTTAAACATTCTTTGAGTTTTTATTCTAACAATTCCATTGCCATACGATGGATCTAGTAACTCATCATCGGACATTCTCGAGATAACAGTGAAGTCTTTGACTATCTTGGACACATTGCTTCTTCTTGTCTCGTAAAAAAAGATTCTTTTACAAAAGTCCTCTTCTGATTCAATGATCATAGTGTCATGAGGTTTACCAGCCCTCCAATAAAAATCATCAAAAATCTGATTCATACCTGTCGGTTCGCCATCAAAAATTTCAAGCTTTTCATCGATAACAATTTTTGTATTACCCTTCGTTATCAACTCTTTGTTGTCTATTCTAAAAGATGAAACATTGCCACCATGTAACAAAAGAGACGTGAGGCTCATGGCAAAAATTAAGTTTGGAATTAGTTCTCGAGCACTCTGCACATTAAACTCCGAAAAGTCAATGTTATCAAACTCGTCGGAAAGGTGATGGAAAACAAAATCGTCAAGCAGTATGCATTTTTGTTGTGTTCTCCATGCATACATTAGCGAAGCGGCAGATTTGCCGATTATCACTTATTACTCTCTGGTCCAAATCTAGAAAAGAAGTCACTGATGTCTGCAGCAGAAGGTAGTCTATCGTTTTGGGGGACAAAGTCTTCTGGTGGTTCCGGTAATTCTTCTGGTAATTCGTCAAATTTAATTTTCGGATTTAATGCAATGGAATCTAAACCAATTTGACGCGTGTTTGTTATGGCACTTTCTAATTCGTTTGACTTTTCATTTCCCAAAAACCAATCATCCATTTGACCGAAAAAAGCAGCACCAACACCCGGATTACCTAAGTATCCAGTGTTGTTCATCGACCCTTGAGAGATAAATCTTTTGAAAAATTCGCCAATATTTTCTTTCATCAAGTGTAATTCTCTGATTGCATTTTGTTGCACAGCGCTTAGGTTTTCTAGGTCTTTGTTGCCCCGCAGAGATGAATAGCCGGCAGAGTCAACGATAGATTTTAAGTCTTTTAGGTATAACTCTGCTTTTATTTTTACAATTTCATTTTCTAATTTAGGGAGATGTCTGCGCCAATGAATCAAGTACCCTCTGCGTAGTTTATTGTAAATTTCTGATTGTTCATCTTCTGGTAGTGTAGAGACTGCTTTTGAGATTAGTTCGCCAAATTTTTCTTCGATGATGTCTTTTGTTTCGTTAGCGACAATGTCATCGCCTACAAAGTGTTTTATAAAAACATCCACAGAACCTGGTTCAACACCTGTCAAGAGGTCGTAAAGTCCGGCAAATCTTCCTTCGTTTAATGTGAACTTTTTCCATTCATTCAGAATCTTCTTCATCGACATTTTTTAAACTCCTAAGTCCCTCTTCCGGAACGTTTTCAAATCTTTGACCATTAACGTATACTTCGTAAGCCCAAAACTCTATAAGAATTTTATCAGATGTAGAAAGATGAACATACATCAGTCTGGCCTTGTCTGAAATAATTCCTACGATGGGCTTTGTTGGAAATATACTATAAATAGGCGATTGTGAGTTGACTAACACAAGATCGCCTAAATTAAACTTCATTCGCGAAGTTCTCGGTATGCTCCCACAGAGAAAGGCCAAATCTCTGCTGCAATGTCTAGACATGCTCTAGCAACCTGCTGTATTTCCCATTGTGCTCCTTCGTGCAGTCTGAGATCAATAAACTTCAAAAGGTTGGATAGGTTGACTGTTCCATAGTATTTTGCGTACAAGTTTTGTGGCAAGACTCCTCTAGCCTGCTCTCGACAAACACCAGCCTCTATCAACTTGTCAAATAAATCTAAAGACATGTCATGCCACTTTGCTACTGCCTCAGTTGATTTAGAATAGGTATCCAAGAACAAAGGGGTAATAGTTGGATCTTGTTGATCTTCTAAGTTCGACGCTTGTCTATTGCTCTTGTGTTGGGTTCTGTATGTCGGTGGCTCATAGAATCTCAAGTGGACCTCAGTGTATCGTCTAGAAATTTCATTGTAAGCCCATGTTCTATGTCTCATGTGTTGTGAGCGTACAAACATAGGCACCTCGAACAAAAACGTGATCGAATTGTGCTCAAATGGTGACGTATGCTTGTGTTGTATAAGATACTTAATTAGTTTTTTGTCCCTTGGAGTCAATGGTTTTGTATTGTCTTGGCCAAAAGAAACACGCGCAGCATTAGCAATCATTTTATCATCGCCTACGTGCTGTACATAGGAAACTTTACCAATACCATCTCCGTATAACTCTACTTCTTTCATCTATCCGCCTTTCGATGTACAAAAAATTCACCCCTACGAGACCTAGCCTCAGTTGCATTTTTGGGAGGAACTGGTACCATCATTGATTCCATAATTGCAGAGAATCGTTTTTCTGGTTGTTTTCTCTCCGGACCTTTAGCTAACTGTGTATAGAATTCTTGCTCAAGATCACCAAACTTAAAGTTATGGAAAGTCATGTCAACAGAGCCATCTCTCTTGAGATAAAAAGCATCAGTCGATTCTGCATCTGGTGGTTTAAAAAAGAAACTATCTTGATTGTACTTTGCAGCAAGTTCCATACCTAGATTTTTTAATTCTTCAATTCCTAATCCGGGTCGACCTGGTTGCGCCATAACTAGAAATCCGGCCTCTGGTTCATTGGTGTCAACTCTAGATTCTTCTCCAGTGTCAGGATTAACTAATTTTTCTTTGTAGCCGCCCATCACTGGTGTGAAACCAAATCCGGCTGCTCTTATCTCTTGTTTCATTGATTCTCGATTTTGTTCGTTTCTTCCTGCTTGCTCTTCGGCTGCTCCAGGAGGGCAGGGTTCTCCATAAGCCAATCCAAGCTCCGCTTGGCATGTTCTATCAGGTGTAATTACAATAAAACCTGCTTCCATGTATTTTCCTTGAAGCGCTGTCATGGTCGTCTCATCTAAACGATGCATCTTGTAAGAAGACTTTGAAGTTTTGAAGATTGTTTTCTCTTCGATAACTTCTAAAATAATTTTTTTTAATTTTTCACTTGTCAGTTTCATCGTTGATTCTCCCGTAGACATAGTTTTCTTTAACGACGTAAATAGTCTCGAAATCTCCTTTTATTTCCTGAATTGTGCTTCTTTCGACCACAATAGTATCTCCTGGGAGCAAGTCTATCGTGCAATCTTCAGACATGTCTAAGATCTCTCCTATTACATAAGGGGATTTTGGCGGTTGATATTCGTCGGGCATAATGAACAAAGGATCTTCTTTGTTTTGCTCTTCTTCTTGTGGCTTTATCCACAAATGTTTATTAAACGGTTTAAATTCCATGTTGTCTCCATAATAAAAAAACGTGTTACACATATAGTATAACACGTTTTGTAGTCAATGTCAAGTAAATTAGTTTTGTTCGTGAGATTTTTTAACTTCTTGAACTTGTGTCCGGACATCCTTGATTTGCTTTGACGCCTCCATAAGAACCTTTCTCGCTCGAGGTGCAGCAGACTTATAGCCATAAGAACCATTGTCAACCTTGTCAAGATCATCGAGTGCATTTTGCAAAGCTTCAATTACTTTTTCAATTTCTTCTCTCATAATTTCTCCTAAAATATTTCACAGGCTCCGCCGGCACATGCGACTTCGCCACTTAAGTCAGTTTCATCTGTAACTTCTGTAATTAGATCTAAATCAACGTTTTTTACCAATTCAAGCATTCTTTCGTAAGTTTCCTTGTCGCAATCTTCAAAAGGTGCCTGCACATATGTGCCACCGTCATAAGGTAAAACTGATAATCCGTTGTATACACCTCTGTTGTTCCACATCCAATCACCAACAGTATCCCATTCATCATCTTTGATTGTAACGGTTGCCGAGACATTGTGGGTATTGTTTCCGTTTTTGTGTCCGGACTTGATCCATTCATTTGAAACCTTTTTTACTCTCTCGAGCAAATCTAGGGCTGTTTCGTGGCGCGTTATTGCCCCTTCAGGAGCTTTTTGAGGAACAGATAGGATAGCAGTATCATGTGGTCGGAAACGGCAGTCCTCGACCAACTCAGGCAGGTTCTGAGCGAGATAGTGATAGATCGCCTCATTCTTTCCTACGCGTAATCTGCGTATATAATAGTCGTTATGCCACGCATGAATACCACTTGATGTACCAAGAGTCAGAGATGTAGTTCCTGCTGGTTTAACACATGTTTGTCGTGCTGCTTGGTTAATACCTATTTGCATTGCAACTTGGCGATTCATCTTTGATACTTCCAAAGAGGCCTCGGTCATGTCTAACTCAAGAACACCGCCGGAGGCAATACCAGTCATTGAAACACCTATTAAAGCATCCTTTTCCGTAGTGCGTTGCCATACAGGTCTGAGATAATGGAAGTCTGTGTATGATGCCTGAAGTGTGCCAATAAAAGAGGCGGCTCGAGATCGGGCATTTAAATCTTCTTGATCTTTTACATCCGAGACATTAATCTCAACTAAGTTACAAAATTGAAATGGACGAAGACCAATTTCACAACAAGGGTTACAGCCCCATTCTTTATCATTGGAAAAATAAAATCCGGGTTCACCTGACCGTGATTCCTCGACTCGTTTCCAAATGTTTTTGAATGTTGCTTTATCAATCCTGTGTCTCATAATAACTACAGAGTTGTTTGCTCTTCCTCGTTGAGGGTTGAGTTCCCACCACGATCCTGCTTTCGCTCCAAGCATTTCTTCGTCATCAGCCGAGAATAAAGAAATAAGGGCAGCGCGGCGAATACCTCCAGCGAGAACCGCATCCGCAATGTGGCAGATGATGTCATGCACCTCAATAGGAGTGAGTTTGTCACCATTTTCTTTAGCATCTAAAATTCCCTCTACTTTAACTAAACATTCTCTCAGTGGTTGTGGTCCCGGCGCCTTTCCGCCGGATGTAACTAGTCTTGCGCCTTTCGGACGGATGTCCGAGAAATCAAATCGTAATTTGGAGGTACCTTTGAAATAAGACTGGATCAATGCTTTCACTGCATCTGCCCATCCCTCAATTGAATCTCCAATTAAAAATCTTCGAGTTCTTTTCGAAGAAGGTCTGTGAATCTCGGGAAGTTTTTCAACGTGATGATGTTGAACAGAATAGCCAACACCTGTTCCGCCTAATAGCAAAAACATGATCTCGCCAAATACTCGTGGGTCATCAGCAGGTGCGAACGCACAATTAAAGATACGATTCGGAGACACCTCGATTGGTTTTCCTCCAAACTGCATGCTTCGCATCGATGGTAGCACCTTCTTGTCAAACACAAACTTGTAGTTCTCACGAATCTCTTGCTCGAGTTGTGGAAACTTTTTGATGTGCATTTCCATGTTACGAGTTACCAATTCGTACCAGTTTTCTCTTCGTTGCTTATCCTCTAAGTAACGAGCGTATTTCATGTGAACGGTTATGTCCGACAAGATTTCCTTTTCTAGATCCATTTTTCTGTTCCTGTGTAGTAAATTTTTCATGTATTGCTTTTCTTCTAAAGTATAAATTTGCGATAATTCCATTTTATTTTCCAACCTTTGCGTATTTGTCTCTTAACATTTGAAAGGCATCTGCTGTGGATTGCATTTTTTCTGCTGTTTCATCTCGATCTAAAATAGAAATAGAGACTGTTGACCAATCAACAAATGCATCGAATACCAAGCCGTCTGGTCCATTTCGATTCTTGGCTACAAATAGTCTTCCTTTGTTTGCCTGTTTGTCTTGGACTGTTCGAGAGAGCGAGAAGATGAAGTCTGCGACGAAGCATTTGTTGAACGCTTCTGAGATCGCTTCCATCGTGATGACTTCCGCGTTGAGCCCGCCCCTGTTCGTCTGGGAAGCGGTCCAAATGGGAAACTCATAGGACTGAGCAAGTCCTCGAAGGCCTTCGTAAGTTTCTTCCAATTCGTGTCGTTTTTCACCTGAACTCCTCACCGGACGTAACAAGTCCGCATAATCTACTAGTACCATGTCTGGCTCTATTCCACGCTTTCGTAACTTTTCAATGTGATTCTTAAGCGTTTGAACCGAAGCAGACTTCGTTGGGTATTCTTTGATAATTAGAGTACCCTCAAGATCTTTCACCTTGGAAACAATTTCTTTTTGCCTCATTCTATGTTCTTGCAAAGGAACGTCGGTAATACAGCAATCAAACCTTTGGCCCACCACTGTGTCTTTAAGTTCGAGGGTATAATAGACAACAGTTTTTCCTTGCAACAACGCTTGAGTCGCGAGATGGACCATGACCATAGACTTCCCAGCACCGGTAGGAGCAATAACAACACCCAATTCGGATTTTCCAAGACCTCCCTTGAAAATTTCATCCATTCGTGACCAACCAGTTGAGATTGGATCTCTTGACAATAACTCAAAACGTTTAAGCAGATCTTTGCGAAAATCATGGCCGAAGTTATTGTCTGTACCAAGAACTAGGGCCTCCTTGATCACTTTCTCGATCTCTTCAAATGATGATGACTTGAGCAATGTTGCTGATTTCATCATAGCCCCTTTCAATGTTTGTTTTCGACAAAAGTCGATTGCTTTGTCTTTAATGAATGCTGCTTCTTCGATACCATCGGATGATTTTATTCTAGCCCCAAAGTTTCGAACAGCTTGTGCAGTTGCTTTGTCGTGATGATTTAATTCAGTTCTTAGTAAAGTAAACATTACCTCAAGATTAGGGTGTGTATTATACTTTTCTCTATAGTTAATCAAAGTTTGTGCAAACACTTGCAAGTGTTTGCTCTCAAAAAAGCTGACGTCCATGACTTCCATGATCTGATCAAAGAATGGCCTGTCCTCCAACATAAGTTGGCAAAGGTTTTCTTGGAAATTTTTTCCAAACCTTGTAAATGTTTCTTTTGAAGTTAATTCCTTCATGTGTCCTCCTAATTTTTTTGCTCGTGTTATAAGTATAACATTTTGTATCCCAGTTGTCAAATATTTTTATCTTTTTATTTTTCTAAAGACTGTTAGTAAGTCTGTGAAATTGAGACTAGCGGCGTCATCCTCTAAAAGCATTTTTGTAAAATTAATTTTATTAAAACTAGGCTCAAAGTTGCTTATAGAATTTTTAATGATCTCTCTATTCATCGCCCTGATATTTGGATGTTGCAATTGCATAATGGCATAGTTGTCTTTGATAAGTTTCTCGTTGCTTTCGATGTTCTCGTGTATTTTCAACTTTTTTCCTTTCATCGCACAATCTCTAACTATGTCTGCACAAGTATATTCATCTTGTCTGATCAAGTAAGGGAATCTTTTGGCAATTGTCTTAAGCCCCGCTCCTTTGATACCGGGCAAATTATCTGATGAATCACCGGCAATTGCTCTTGCCAAAGCAAAGTTGTTTGGATGAATCTTGAATTCTTCGATAACAGACTGTTGTGTGACAATCTTCTTTTGTATTGGGCGATAAATTTCCACATCTTTTCGACACAACTGGAAAAAGTCTTTGTCAGAGGAGATTATTGTTTTTTTCCACCCATTGTATCTTGGATGATTGATCACAAGAGCAATAATATCGTCTGCTTCCGTAAAATCTGCTATAAGTTGAATGACGGGCATTTCGTTTAAGTATTCCATTAGTCGTACTTGTTGGAAACCTTTGTTGGCTTCTTCTTTGTCTTCAGGTATTTCAACCATGCGTCGATTGAATCTAACTGGTTTTCGACCACCTTTGTAGTCTTTATTCATTGAGCGTCGTCTTTGAGAGCCCTCATGGCCATCCCAGGCGATTATAATCTCATCAGCGGCAAAGTCCCTAGACACCTTCTGTAGGCTCTTTAAAAAGCCTATAGTGCCTCCTATAGGCCATCCTTTTTTGTTGAGATGAGGCGAGATTACATAAGATCTCAAAAACATGTTCAATGCATCAATTATTATTACGTTTTTCATTTATTCTCCAAAATCTTCGGGTCCCCATTTATCCAAGGATCCATCATCGTTTATTAAATCAACCGGCAAGACGTTAATCTTGTACGATTTAACACCATAGTCAAACTTTACATCAATAAGACTAAGATAGAAGGCTAAATTATCAGCCATTTTTTCTGCTTGAGACCAGTTCAATGCTGTGCCTCTGATTCTGTCTTCTTTATCGCCATCGATGCGATACCATACCAAGTATGTTTTCATTTGTCCTCCGAGTTGTATATTTATTATAACATGTCTCGGAAGGTTTGTCAAGTTAGTTTTAAACTTTTCCTGACTTCTATTTTGAAGCGTACATCAACAGCTGTTGAGATATTTCTTCTTTTTCTACAGATAGCATGAGGTTATCAGCTAGTTTCAAGTTCTCTTGCGTTAACAGATTTTTGGGATGGTCATTATTTTCGGAATTCAATTCGATTTCACCAAAAGCAATTCTAAATCTCTTACCAGATGCCTGACGTCGACGTTTCTTCAGTTGTCTTTTGCTAAATGCCGTGGCTTCATATTTTAAGGTAGTCCCATTGTTAACAATATTATAACCCAAAGTGAATTGCACCTTCCCATCTTCAGTGAACCAACTACGTGAGTTAAAGGTCTTGTGTAATACTGGTTTTTTGAAAAACTTTGCATATTTATAAGGTTTAAAACCACGTTGAGATAAGAGTCCATCCAAAGATTCTTCTTCCAATGCTTCCAAGATCATTTGTTTTAGTTTTGCTTCTGTTAGTTTCACAGACGGTCTCCGCAATCATGATAAATAGTCATCTAAAAACAAAAAAACCCCGAAGACGAAAATGCCAACGGGGTTCAAAAGGAGGTAGTATGAACAAAACAAATGACTGTTACTTTAAATAGTGATTTAATCAAAGATTATTCCAAACTACCTCAAAAAAAGTACCTTCAGGATCTAACCTTCTTCGGTCTCTTTGTCTACTTTAAAGTTTTTACCTTCGGTTTCAAACTTCATAATAATCTCTTGATCCATTATGTCTAGAACACATGCTCTAAATTCAGGATCTTTAAGTTTATTCATCCAGTTTGCTCTTTGGAACTTAAATTCTTTGCCACTACGGTCATACATTTTGTTCCAAGCTCCAGGCTTAAACCTTTCAGAACCAGAAGCCCTCAGAGCTTCGAGCCAAGATTCTTCATCTTGAATTCCAACCTTGTCACCCCAAAGAATTTTGAATGTACATTCTCTATTCTCTGTTCCAAAACGAGATTTTGGAAGTCGGGCTCGCACCTCAGAACCAATTCTAACTCCATTTTGCTCAACGTGAGCTGCTTTTCTATTTCGCTTTGTTAACCAAATGCGAAGAGAGTAAGCATAGATCAAAGCTTTGCCACCTGGGGTGAAATAAGGCTCTGCTAGCATTTCCCATGTATTTGTAGAAATGTTAGTTTTTAGTTGATTAATCATGAGCATTGTACAGTCATGATTTGCAATTGGACCGGCTAATTTCGCTAGCATCTTTGAAAAGATTCTTGGCTTAACTGCCATAGTTGATTGAGGATTGAAGTCTCCTTCAAGTTCTTTTTCCGATGCAGTTGCTGCAACAGAATCCCAAATAAACAAGAATTGTACACCTGGGTGGTCTTCCATTAATGTCTCAATGGTCTCGAGAATTTTTTCAACTGAGACTGCTTGAACATATAAGAAAGCGCCGTCAATGTCAATCCCACACTTCTGTAAGAATTCAGTATTAATTGCACTTTCGGCATCAAAGTAGACAACGCAGTGGCCCAATTTTTGAGCCTGTGCGCCAATCTGTGCAGCCATGAAAGATTTACCAGCGCCAGATAAACCAGCAAGTTCAGTGAATCTTCCGACAGGAATACCCGCCATTTGGCCACGACAGATTATAGAGTCCAGCCAGCGTGAACCAGTTGGAATCCATTCTTTGACTTCGGAAGGATTGCTTTCGCTCAGATTATGAGCAATGTCCATGCCAACTTTTTTGTTGATGGCTTTTTTCATTGCTGAAATGTCAATCTTACCTGCCTTTGTCATTTACTCCTCCTCGGACACTGCTGTGTCTTCAGCTTCCTCTTCGGTGGATTCTTCGACAACCTCTTCGGTTGCTGAATCTGTTTCTTCTTCTTTATCTCCGCAAGCGAAGAGAAGAGTTAATAATAATGTAGTCATAATTTCTCCTATGATTTACTTGGCAACTGCTTCAGTTGCAACTTTTATAAGACCATACAATTCAGGATCTTTTTGTATTTCTCTCCAAAGAGAGTTTTGTCTTTGGAAACGATACTGATGGTTCCAGTTTAGCCTCATTTGTTCAAAATAATAAGGAGCAACGGAGACTTCTGGATCTTTTAGTTTGTCTTCGACATGTTTTTTCCTAGAAAGATCTTCAAGCTTCTCATCTAACTTAGAAACGTTTTTAACAAATTTTTGTTCATCATCAATGGAAAATCCGGATTGCACTGAGCTATGTGTTGCAAGTACAAAACATACTTTTCTATTTTTCGGTATAGGTGTTACGCTATTTAGGGAAGTAAGATTTTTTAGAACCTCTTGGGTGATCTGTTTAGATGTGCCACTATATGCTTCATGCCAAGTTTTTCCTATGCCATTTTGATACAATCGATTTAGACTAGAATCTCCAACATCATTTTTGACGTCATCACAATGCAAGTAAAGCTTTGATACAAACTCCTCAGGTTTCATTGATGGGAGTGATTTTTCTCCAAAAAGAGAAATCATGAGGTTTTGATGTTGTTTGGACATTTTACGTGTCCACCCTGACATCATTGTTTGCAGCGCATTTCTTTTATGTTGATTTGTGAGGGGGGCATTGGCATTTAGTGACAAAAAAACTTTAGACAAATCTTTCCTAGACAAGTCAGTATATGTTGTAATACATAATTGACTATTATAGAAACGTTGCTGTTCTTGATAATTCAAGTCTTTGAAAAGTTTATTTCTTACAAATCTTCGATTGCCCAAAGTATCAAGAACATAACCAGTATAGCCGTGTAAATTTTCCAAAAACATAATAATGCATTCTTTTCTGTGTTTACCATCTAAGCTAACAAAGCGTTTACCATCGACAATCAAGTCTGAATAAAATGATTTACTCAAATCATCATTATTTTCTATTGCGTAATCTCTACAGCTTGTAACTTCTGCTACAACGATTGGAGTGGATGCAATTCCAAAAAATAAATCGTTGATAAAACCATCTCTATTTGTTCTTTTCCAGCAACCATGAGGTCTCTCAAAAGATTCATCTGTTGCTATTTTTTTAAAAACCCTATTATAAAGATCTTGTACATTGTGTACATTGTAACTGTGCATTTTTGCACCTCGCTATTTAAATTTAAATGGGATATCCGATCCCGCTCTCGGTGATTTGCAATCGCAATGTTCACAAATCATAAAAAAGGGGCCGTTTTTTTAACCAAGGGACAAACGACCAAACCCTTACAACACAGGAGGACCTATAACTATTCTTCGCTCATAAATGCTGCGAAAGCTTGGTCAACATTGGATCCATCTTGTTTTTTGTATCGTTGAGTCTCACTAGAAGAAGCCTCAGCAGAATTATCAGACGACAAATAATTGTTTAATAATTCTTGGACTTCTTCCGGAGACTTGCGATCAAACAAGTTATCGATTTTAGGAACCGAGTCAAGCAACTCTTGACAATCAGCAATCGCATCGTCACAGAGGACAGAAGGACGTCTGCGAGGCTG